AGCGTATAGACGGTTCCATGCGTCAGGCTCCCTTCACAATTTATATTTGGGGAGAGTCTGGTGTTGGAAAGTCTACTGTCGCTCAAGTAGTTATGGCTGATTGTTTGCGAGCAGCTGGTGCTGATCCAGATCCCAAGTTTACTGCCATTATCAAGGAATCAGACAAGTATGACTCTACTTTGAAGGGTGATACTGCTGGGATTTTCCTTGATGATATGGGCAATACCAAAGCTGATTTTATGGAGAAATCCCCAACTGAGCGTTTGATTGATATTAACAACAATATGATTACTTATGCGAACAAGGCCGATCTTCACGAGAAAGGAAAAGTTGAAGTTCGTCCTAAGATTTTAGTTGTTACGAGTAATGCTCCATTGGTTCAGCATGGTCGTTTAGGATCCATTAAACCATTTTCAATTGTACGTCGTGGTGATGTTCACATCCGTGTGACTGTCAAATCCGAGTTTGCAACTGATGATGGTAGATTGGATTCTTATAAGGCTATGTCATCTTTTCCTGAATCATCTTTGGTAACTGATGTGTGGGCTTTGTACGTTTATCTTCCTGATGAGAATAACAAATCTCTAATGTTGAAGCCCGCATTTGGTGGTGTGGAGTCTGGATCTGTTTCTATCAATGAAGCCCTCGAATATCTTACTAGTCGATGTGAGCGACATTTTGATATTCAAAGGCAAATCGTTGAGAAGGGACAGAGTTTGGTTTCTTCACGTGCGTATTGTTCTAATTGCAATCGTGCATCTGATTTGTGCAAATGTGAACATGAGAAACAGGTTAATTTAGAACTGTCCTTTGATCATATTCGTGCTAGCATGTCTCAGATGAATGCAGCATTGAACAATATTACTGTGTGTGTTCCTGAGCGTGTTACTGATTCTCCTATTGTTCAGAAAATGTATATGATGTATCATTACAACGATTTTCTGGATTTAGAGCGTCAGACACGTAGGGATTGCTTTGCGGTCTTTTGTGCCATTATGGTCGTGTTAGGCTTGAGAGGC